GTATTTAAGTTATTAGCAAAGTTAGCTAAGTTAAGTGCTTGTGTCATATTAGACTGCTCCAGTTCTTGCGAAAGTTTGTTGAACCAAGATATTCAAATTACTTGTAGGTGTTTGCGATAAAGTATAACTACCAGTTGCAACTGTGTAATCAACTGTTTCCAATAATAATGCTCCATTGTTCCATAGATTAAATGCTAACGGATTAAAAGTAAACGCATAAATAGTTTGTCCAATAGTTGTATATACATCCACATTAACTGGTGTGCCGTTAGGAACTCCCAAATTATTATCTGTCCATTGGATAATTTCTAAATCACCGCTTACTGCATTTATAAAACTAATAGTCTGATCTGTAATACTATAATCTTGTGCATTAATAACTGTGCCGTTTAAAAACAATAATTCATTACCGCTAACTAGGGTAAACCCTGATGCTGTATAAGAACCAACATTACTTAATGTAGCACTATTTCTGCTAAAACTATTATAGGTGGTGCTGGTAGAAGCCGCAACTGAAGCAAAAGAAATAATAGTAATAATATCGTTAATATTTGCACCAGTTCCTAATGTAATATTTCCAGTAGAACCACCAGTATCAGTATATTCACTAGGATTTAGTAATAAGCCGTTTTTTAATACCCAACAATTTCCAGATAAATATTCTGTTCCTCTAGTTACATGAAATAGCGTTTGACTGGCTGAAGCATCAAAAGCAGTCATTGTGTAATAGAAAGAATCTGGAGCTTCAAAGCCTACTACACGACCATAAATATCAATGGTTAAAGTAGCAACTGCGGAAGTTTTAGTATATGCACCGCCAAAATCTAATAATTGAGCTAATGAAGCAATAACATTACCTTGTGGATTATTAGATACAAGAATTTCACCAGTGCCAACAGTAGTTGTTCCTGTTTGAATAAGCTGACCTGATCTTAAAGTCAAATCAATAAGATTATAAGTATCAGGTAAACCTTGCCAAATAGTTTGATCATAATTAGCTGTATCCGTAGGCACAAATAAAGCAGTACCAGCCGATTGTGCCGCACCACCAACAGCAAAACTAATAAGATTATTAGATCTATTACAAAAAAGTAAATAATTTAAACTTCCAGAGCTTCCAAAAGCTGGTGTAGCTAAATACCATGTATAGTCTGAAGGAGTTATATCTACTACTGGATTGGCTGTATTAACAATTCCGTAGTAAGTCTTACCTCTAGGGCTATAACTAAATCCTGTGCCTGTTATTGAATCTGCATAAGCAATACTTAAATATCTTTCTGAATATTGAAAAGTAGCTGGTCGCCATTCTAATACTGTACTTGCTGGACTAAAAGGTGATACTCCTAAAGAATTGATCATACGATCAAAGAAATACCAATTTCCTGCTGGAATGCCAGTTAAAAATACTGTAGGTAAAACTACGCTATTACCATAAGGAACTCCTGATGGCTGAACAGCAGTAATACCAGCAAGCATTAATTGTGATATAGATGGATTTGAATAAGCTGAATACCAAACTTCGGCATATTGTGTAATACCAGCAGAGCTTGAAGTAACTTGAACTCCAATAGTTGGCACTGGAATATTTGTTAAGTTACTAATAATTACTGGTGCAGTTAATGTTCCAAAAATATTAGGAACTGGCAATCCAGAATTAGGCGGTGGAGTGTATTGCGTAATAGATACATCGTTATAGACATTAGGGTCAAAAGATTGCATTGTCAATTTGACTGTAATTGTTCCATCTTGCGCAAAGTTTTGTTCAACTTTAAATAAACGCATTAACTTAGCAGTCCAACCATAATTAGCATTGGTGATTGTGACTATATCTCCAGCCTCCAATTCCAAGCCAATATAGTTAATGGTGCATTGAACTTGTAAATCTAACCTTGCCGCTTTTAAATTTCTTGTAGCCAATAGTTGTGCAGTTACATCATTATTGACTAATGGTAATTTAATAGTTTGGCTATTAATTGGTTCATTGGGATACAAAATTGACGGATCAACAATTGCTAAATCTACTGTGCTTGTATTAAAAGAACTATTTAAAGTAATATCAGGAAATTGGCATTGAGCAATATTGTAAGTATTGGAAATGTCCATCGTATTGATAGTGATAGCAGAAATCATATTGCTATCATTAATATCCATAGCTACTGTATAAGCCGTAGATTGAACAATTACACTCCATTTGCCATAAATCTCGTTATATTTAAGCAAACAATCACAGCAATTTGCCATGTCATTAAGATTGGTCAAGCAATCCTGAGTTGGATTAACTATTCCATTAAACTTAAATCTTGGTTGTGTCTCAGGAATTCCATGATAATTATTGAAGGTAATAAGTTCGTTGGAATAAGCGGTTAAAGCAGTAAGACTATCGGTATCAATTTGATCTACTGGAATTGCCGCACCATAAACCTCATTCGTTAAATAGTCATAGATAACATCGCCAGTATTAGTTCTGGAATTCATTACTTCAAATTGCGTTTGCTGAATTGAGGTAATGCTTGCGCTGGAATTGTAATTAAGCACCACAATAGCAAAAGCGGTATTGGACATTAACTTACTAGAATCCCATTGGTAAGTTAAACCACTTGCTTGCATAACTGTAATAGCAGATTGACTTGAATTGACTGGACTATTAGAGCCATTGTTATAAAGATAAATGCTTAAATGACCATTGACTTTAGTATCAACAAGCCCTGTAGACATATCTTGCAAACCAGTAACAGCTACACTTCCAGTTGATCCGCTACTTACTATGTAGATTTCATTACCAACAGCAACAAAAGTGGGGTTTAAATTAACCCCAAAAGTAATTGTTTTTGTAGTTGTATTGATTGCGCTTACGATATAACTTATAGGAAAGCCAGAATTGCTAAATGTTAAAACTGTTCCAGTAGAAATAGTTGATGTTAAAGTTCCTGTATAAGTAACTACTTGACCAGTAATGTTAATTACGGAAATGCCTGTATCTGTATAGCTTAATCCATCAAATAAGCATTTTTTACCGCCAAAATAAATATCCCCAAACTGAATAGGATCAGTTCCATTACCAGTTACCTCACAAAGTGAAAGCACATAATAAAGATTTTGGTTATCTGATGTAATACTTAAATCGGTAATTGTTCCACCAATATATGCTTCGCCATAAAGAATTGGCAATTTATTGCTATTTGCTGGGGATATTTGTAGATTTGTACCAGTATTTAAAGGTGTTGAAGCACCAGTAGAAGGAGCAGATGGTCCAAGCATTTTGGATATAACGGCAGATGCCACCATAGTTAATGCCATAACAGTCATGTCGGCAACTACTACGGCAACGGCATAATCCATTGCTAATTCCATTACTAAGTAAGCGGCTATGACTGCTGGCATTTACTGTATCCAATTCTCATCTTTTTTCCTAAACCCAAATTTTTCATACTTCAATTCAGGGCTTGTATCCATCTTGCTTACACCAAAAAACTTAATTCTTCCTAATTGCTTTAATTGCTTGCCATACTCTATATAAGAAAAGAAAAGTCTATAACCAGTAGTGCTACCTCTAAACTCAGGTTTTACATACCAAGCTAATTCTTGCATAGTAAAAATCTTATCATCCCAAACTGTAGGATGAATAATAGCCATTAATAGACCTTTATTTTCTTCAATAAAAATTACTCCCATGCCAGCAAAGATAGTATCCAATAATTTATTCCAATATGCTTCATTATTAGAATCAATATACTCTGGCAAGTTTGCTTCTTCACGAAACAACTTCATCATTTCTATAATTTCTGTCTTATCGTATTTGTTGGCTTGTCTTATCATTGTTTTCCAAAAGCGTAGTAAACAGTTGAAATAGTATTAACTCTATTCATTGAAGTATCGCCAGCATTATAAAACTGCCAACTTGCATCATTGGTATATCTACCAGCAACTCGATTCTGTAAAATCATTTGAATATTTGCCGCACTAATTGTAATAGTGCCAACATACATTCTTTGTTCTTCCATCCATTGTTCGCTAATTTGAAATGTATTAACAAACCCATAAAAATATTGATATAAACCACCATTGCCGCCAGTAGTTATTAATGTTCCATCTGGATTAAAAAATCCTTTCCACATGGTAATTTGCGAACCTTTAATTTCTTGACTTAATACCCACCCAAGCATTGATGTGTCAATTCCAACTACTGTGATTGTGGTTTGATTAGCGGTGGATTTAATATCTCTTTGCACCGCACCAATTCCTACAAGCTGACCAAGACCATTAAAAGGCTGGCTATCAACCGATGGAATTGTTAATGCGGATTGTGTGGTTGCAAATCTATAAGTTTGCGTAGGGGTAACAACACGAATAAAGTCCGCATAGCGAATATTATTTGTTCCTTGAATAGGTGCAATAGGGGTGCTCATAAGACTGACTCAAAGGCTTTAAAAGTGCCTGTCCATTTAATAAATGAGTCATTAGTAATTGGCATTAAAGTGTAATTAGGATACATTTGTAATATAACTGGAAAAGTGCAACCAATATAAGTATTACCGCCCATAGATTGTGTTGTTCCGTATTGCCCTATAACGGCATGAATTCCAGAACTTAGTGGACCATTAATTAAATTCCTATGAACTGGAATAGTAATAGTGCCAGTAGCTCCGCATAAAACATCTTGCTGTGAAATATAAGTGTATTGTCCAGCCTGTATAAAATCACCAGCACGAACCGCAAAATAAGTAGGATTGGCAGTAGGAACGCTAGTAAGAATTAAATTCTGAGCCGCAGATGCAGTAGAAAACACACAATTTGCTATTTCTGTTGGGGTCATTTGACCTCTATAAGAAATATAATTTACCCAGCCAGTAGAGCCAAAGTTTAAATATTGAGTTAAAGACTTGTCATAGTATCGAAGATTAGCAAGCAAATCTCTATTTTGTGAATAAAGCAAATAATCATTCGGCTTAAATTCAAATTGAAAAGGCACTACAGTCAAAATTTCACTTGTAGCAATGCGCTGATTCCTTGAAACAACTTGACCTACAAACCGCTGATCGTTAATTGTTACTTGTTCGCTTACTTGTAGAATGGTAGTTAAATTAGGCATACATTATCTGCTTGTAGGCAGTCCTCTTTGTGCAGATTGGTTTGCTGACCATACTGCGGTTTTATTTCTAGCTAAGAACTGTACGGCAGATTGTGTATCAATGGCGGACATACTGGCAATATATGGTCCATTGTATGTAGGACCACTTGTTCCTCCGCCACCAAGAACTGAAGAAAGTTGATTATTTGGAATAATTGTTCCAGAACGATTTGGAACAAATAACTCAGGACCTTGTTCACCAACTATTGAAGGCACTCCTACTGGAGGTGATCCGCCATCAGCAAAACCCAACAAACCACCAAATGCTGTTCCTCCAAAAGCGGCGGTCATAGTTTTAGCAACCATTGCTTTTAAAATAATTTTTTCTATATCTTGAATAACACTTTGTGCAAAACTACTAAAATTCATTTTTCCAGTAGTAACAAAAGTATCTAAAGCAGAGTTCATTGAACTCATAACCGAATTAAAAATATCACTAGTTATTTTTGCATTATTTCCAGCATCTTCTTTATATTGATTCCAAGCCTTAGTCCAACCAAATGTAAATGTTCTTTGATAATCAATAGTATCTTGAATACCTTTTTTGGTTCTATCAACTTCAGCATCTCTTAAACCCAAAATTGCTGTTTTTTGTTGCTCCAAAGTTCTTTTTAATGCTTCTGCGGCAGACCCTTGTCCAGCTCCAGCAATTTGTTTATCAATAGTATCAACAAACTTTTGATTTTCTTGAATAACTTTATTAACTGCCGATTGAACTATTGCTTGATCTTTAGTTAAATCTAATAACTTTCTTTGTGCTTCAATAATTTCATATTGAAGATCAGCTTGTCGTTGATATTCTTTAGTTAAGCCTTTAGCGGCATCTATTTTTTTTGCATTAGATTGTATAACTTCTTGACCGCCAACATTTTCTGGAACTGCTGGTTTTGTAGGGGGATTAGCTAATTTTTGTAACCGATCACTAAATGCCTTGTAATCGGAAGCCATTGTATCTAAGCCATCATGCCAATCTTTTTTTGCTTTAGTTATATTTCCAGAAAGAACATCAGAAATAATGCTTCCAGTAATTAATAAAATATTTGTAAATTGTATTAAAGTTTGTTCAATAAATGCAAATACTGCCGCCACTACATCCATTAATACACCAAAAAGTTGAATGATACTTTTTAATGGATTCATTAACTTATGTAATCCTTCATAAAATACATTTAAAGAAGGCATTACAGCTTCAGTAAATACTAGACTAATATCTTTAGAGTCTTTGCCTAAATTAATACTTAATTTATGAGCTTCTTCTATTGAAGCCGCATATCGATCCATTGTTCCTTTAGCTTCTTCAAGATCATGTGCAAAACCAACAATATCTATCCCTCTAAAACTTTTACCTAATACTTGAAATGCCAAACCATTTCTAGCGGCGGCATTTTCTATTTTTGCTAAACCAGTAATAGTTTTTTCAAATAATTCTTGCGGTGAAAGTGTAGCAATATCTTTAAGAGATACTCCTAACCTAGCAAAAGATTCTTGAGCTTTAGCACTACCAATAGCGGCAGTTTCAAGTTTTTGTGTAAAGCCAGAATAAACTCTACTTGTAGAGTCTGCTTCACCGCCATTTTCTTCTAATGCTCTGGACATTTCTAAAATGGAAGCAGTAGTTACATCATTAGCTTTTGCAGTTTTAACTATTGAATCTGCAAATTCAAGGGCTTTTTTGGTCATTTCCCCAAAAGAAGCAATACCAGCAAGTTCTAATATGGTATCTTTAAAATTCTCTAGTTTTTTACTAACGGCTTCTAGTCCAGCGTTGAACTCTGCCGTATCTAATCCCATTACTACACCTAGTCTTGCTACATTAGCCATTCTGTTTCTCCGTTAATGTCTTAGGTGCATTAGGACTCATTAAAATATAAGTTAATAATTGTTGGCTTGCTATTTCTTTCTTTTCTTGTTCCGACTTAGGTGGGTACATATAATCATAAGCATTCGGAATAATGTCTTGTAATGTATAGGCTTTGCCTTTAGTGCTACGCATATAATTATAAACTCCAGCAGTTAAATTGCCCAGAGTTTCTAAAATCCCTGTATTACCAATCATTCCATCGTTATATAACACACATATATCGTGGAAAACTTCTTGATCTATTAAATCTGGGTCAGTACCATGAGCCGTCAAATAAGCTCTAACTTGTCTTGGGACTGACCTAGTTACTTTCCCTTAGTTGCTTTGTAAGAAGGAGATATAACTTCATTAATAGATTCAAGAATTTGTAGCTGAATAGAAAAAGGAAAAAGCTCCTCAATCATATCGTATGTAATACTTGTCATATCAAACGATTCTTCTTCAGGCACAATAAACTTAAATAATTCTAAAATACGATTTTCGGTAATAATTTTATTTTTAGCAGTTTCTTGTAATGAAGTTCCTCTAAGGACAATATCATTATCTAAAAACTCTACATCACCTTGCTTTAAAAATTCTTCTTTGCTATCAAGAAAAGGTTTTGCAATTTCTTGATAATACTGCTCAACTTTTGCTAAATCTACAATCTTCATTTTTTCTTGTATTGCATCAAAATCAGATGTAAGTGGAATTTTTACTTTAAAAGTATGACCACCCAATTCAAAAGAACGAATGCGGATAGTATCTTTATTAAATGACTTACCTAATGCGGTTGCAAAATTACTCATTTTATATCCTTATTTTGTCATGTGTTTTGATCTATATTGCTCTAATCTTTTACCCAATTTTTCACCTAAACTACTTGCGGCATTTGCTCCTTGACTTTCTAAAGCTGGTCTAAGAAAAGGATGTGCCGCCATTTTATAACTTCCATGCTCTTGCACATTAGCTCTAGCATCAGAAGGAATACCAACTTGTTTAATTTTTGACTTTTTATTATGTAAATTATAAAATGATCTTCTAGCTAAAACATTTCCGGGAGCCGTTGTTACAGTTCCAATAATAGTATCAGTATCTAAAACATATCTAGAATTTTTATCTCGTCTATTAGGAGATCGTGCCTCTATCCGCAAAGATGCTCTTAATGCTCCAGTATCTACTGCTACTAAAGATTTAGCGGTTAATAAAACAGGAGTCATTGCATCTTTTACTGCTGTTTTTAATATATTTTTTGCATCTTTAACACCAAAATCATCACGAATTTGTAGCAGTAAATCTTCAAATTCTTGAAAACCTTTTACTTTAAATAATACAGATTCGCTAGGCATTATCTACCTTAATCATCTTATGATAGATAGAGTTATTTAATCTAATAACATACTCAACAACTTCTTCTGGAGTCATAGTATCTGCGTGATTTTTTGCAATTTCGTAAACAGTATGAATACCAGTAATTTTTTGCTGTGAAAACCCAAACCAATTCTTAACCCCAGAAGTGGATTGACTAATTAAATAGCTTAATAGATCAGTATTGTTCTCTATTTTCATCTTCTATTGTTTCTTCTATTGTAGGTTTTTTATTTTTTTTAATATAGATTTCAATAACTGCTTTAGGTTTAAATGGATCATGTCCATCTGCAAGACAAAGTTTAACAGCGTGATCTATATTATCCGCATCATAAACTTTGCCGTTTGCAAATTGAACTTTCATCATTAAGTATTATTAGACCAGCCGTATTGATTTCCTCTAGGGTGAACAGTGAATGTGCAAGTAGCTTCTTTTCCGGGTGCGGCATCAATTTTAAATTCTGATACACGACCAGTAAAAGCATACGCTACTGTATTTTCACCGCTAACTGCGGCAACAACATAGGTACGATCAATAATTCCGCTATACGCATCGGCACGCATTAACAATAAACCAGCATCGCTAGGATTCCACGGAGCAACGATAGTCATTGAAGTAGGTTTGCTTTGTGTAGGAATTTGATCTGATTGACGGCTACCAGCAACCATGAAAGAAGCAGAAGCATCATCTTGACCAAAGGCTGGAATTGCCTCTACATTTAATTGTTCACCAGCAGTACCAGCACCATTAGCTACTGTGCCAACAATATCAGCAACTTCTGCAGTCCATGTTGATAATTGTGCCAATGTTAAAGCCGTAGGATTAGAGCCAGTTTGACACCATAACGATGCCGAAAATCCTGGGAGGACTTGATTTGGGAGAGCCATTTTTAATTCCTTTTAAAAGAGTTTAATAAATTCTATCTTATTAGCACGGAATATCAAGAGTGCAGTCCATAATAATATGATGCAATCCTATCGTATTATCGTATGTATTGTAAAGCCAATCTACATCTGCCTTAGATATTTGAAAGCCTGAAACACCACCAAACAATCCACTATATCCATGCAAGGATTGTAGTATAGAGTTCGATATATTAAAAGCGTCATCCATTTGTTGTGCAAAAACGCTTATTTGAAAAATAGGTCTATCTATACCTTTAACTGATTGATTAGAACCAGTATATACAGGTTGATGAACATTCCTTAATTGCCAAGTAATCCATTTAGGTTCATTTGCAAAATTGCGATTAAAGTTTGCATAAACAGGAATAGGGCTAACAATGCTTGTAAGCTGATATTGAATAGCTTGTGCATATACCGAAGGATTTTGCTGAGTTGTCATACAGGCACCACAGGATCGTTTCTATAGCACATAAATATCACATTCATACGATCATTTGTTTCTAAACAATCAGTAATTCTCCAATCAAAACCTCTCCAAGTAATACTATAAAGATTTTGGTTATCTACTATTTCTCTAGTATTAGGAGTGTAATTAACTGTGAAATTGGTTAAATCCGTATAAACTCTTTCATCTTTAGTGATTTGAGTATTATTATGAACATCCTTTACACGACCTCTAGTA